GCCGCATTACATCAGCGCGCCGTAGGTGAAGGCTGTGGGCCGATAGACCGCCAGCGCCAGGCGCTCTTCCGCTCGAATTGTGATCATGTTCCGCACGAAGTTGTCCTGGTCTTCGGTGCTGATCAGCACCTCCATGGTGAGCCGATCGAAGATCTGCGCGCCCAGCTTGAACGCGCCAGTGAGGAAATGCCCGACGGTCATCGAGATCGATGTAACGACCGGCAGATTCCACAGCCTCGGCTCGGTCTGGTTGATCGGATCGCCAACGATGTAACGACCATACGAGTCTTTCGTCAGTTCGATCTTCGCCCAGTCTGTCGGGTGCAGCACGTAGCCGGTGGCAGGATATAGAGCCAAGGTCGCCTGCAGAGCCGCGAGGCGTAGCACGTCAATGTTCTGTGGAGTGGCCGGCGCGAAGGCGCCGGAGTAAGCGGCAGCCTGCGGCACGATGCCGAACAGGTGCTGTCCGGTGCCATCGCCAAACAGCAGCTCGCGCTCCTCGACATACATCAACCCCCAGCGCAGCCGCCCGTCGATGTAGGACTGGAGCTGCACCGAGTCATCCATGATCTGCCGGCTCGCCTTCATGAAGTGGGCGATGGTGCGAACCGGGGTCGACTTCAGATCGTATGTGACGGTCGACTGCGGCTTCGTCATACCTTCCGACACTACTGAGGCCGCGGTCGCGAACGGATCGCTGGTCTCTACCGGGTACTCAATAGCGTTTGAGGCGGTTGAGCCCGGCGTGAGTAAGTCCCGGACAACGAGCTGGTAGACCGGCTTCGGGACGATGGGCTGGCGGTCAGCGACGACCAGCGAGCTTGTGGGCGAGAGGCCGGTGCCGACGGTCGGCGGCCCGGAGGTGATGTCCTTGAGCTCGATGGTGACGCGCGCCTGGCCGTTCTTCTGCTCGAGCAACGCCTTCACCGTATCCGACTCGACCACCTGCTGACCCAGCGTCTTGTATTCTTGCGGTCCTTCGCCTGGACCGCGGCGAGCACCCTTCTGTTCGAGCGAAGTAACGCGCGCCGACAGGGTGTTCATCTCGAACAACGCCTTATCGGCCGCTTGCTTGGTCTCGGCAGTCGTCCCGCCGAGGTTCTTGATCTCTTTCTGCACCCGCTCGGCGAACGACTTCACCTCGTCGGTCGCTCGCTTGAGGTCGGCGGTCAGCACTTCGAGGTCGTTGCCGTCGTACGGCATGTTCATTCTCCTATGCGTGGGAGGCTGAAGCCACTGAGGGCGCCGCGCAGATCGCGCAGCGCCGCCATCGCAGTCGCGTCATCCCCATCCCGAGGAGTGCTGGCCGACTTGAATCCACGCTCAGCGATCGAGCGCGCCTCCGCATGCGAGTATCCCTGCTCCCGCAGGAACCGCTCGAATTGACGGACGGTCTCCGGACGGTTTTTGAACGCCCCGCCTGGCATTGGTTCGCCGTTCAGCGCCAGGTAGGCATTGTTCAGGTGTCCCATGATCGCCTGCCGCTCGGCCATCGTCGGCGCATCGCCACCGGACATGCAGTCCTGGCACATGCTGGCGCAGGCCAAGATCTCTGCGCTGGCGTTGTCGGCGTTGGGCGTCTTCAGAATCGCCTTTATCGCCTTGACGGACTCGATGCGCGCCCCCGGGTTGGCCGGATCGCCGACGAGGTCGATCGAGTGGAGATCGATAGATTTGAGCAGCCGCTTGGGCTCGCCGGCCTTCTTGCCGATCACCGCGCCGTTCGGCCGCACCCTGTAGGCAATCGAGATGCCGGGGATGATCCCCGCCTTCACCAACTCATGCACCCGCGAAACGTCGGGATGCTGCAGGCCGATTAACTTGCCTTTGACCTTCAGTCCTTTGTCGTCCGGGGTGACATCGGTCCACATGCCGATCGGGTAGGGGTCGCCGCCGATCAGCGAGAAGGAATGCTCGCCATACATCGGCATGACGCGGCCAGCCGCCTTCTGTTCGGCCAGCGTGTCGTCGAACGCGCCTGGCGCGATCACATCGCCATAGAAGTCGGGGATGTTGAACACCGAGGCGTAGCCCGCGAGGGTGCCGCAATCGGAGGCGTGAGCGTCTCCATCGAGGCCGTCGATAAACTTCAGTTCTATCCCGGAGAACGAAACCCGCCGTATCGACTTGTCGTCGCTGTCGTCGCTGCCAGTGTCGCCCTCGCTTTTCTCGACCATGTCCATCAGTTTGCCAGCGGCCTCGAAGATCGACTTGTCGCCTTGCTGGCTGGAACGCGAGCGGATTGCGCGGAGCGCGCTCTCGTAGAGGGTGTCGTCTTTGGCGAACGGATAGCTGTAGCGATCCTTGGTTTCCTCGTTGGCGTCGGTGTTCTCGGCCAGGTGGTGCTTGCCGAAGTTCGCCCAGTTATCGCCGCCTGAGCCCAACAGAGCGTTGCCGTCGTCGCCGCTGAACGACCACGAGGCATCGCTGGTCTTGCCGGCGCGGATCAAGCTCCGTGCGAACGCCATCCCGGCAGAGTTCAGTTGTCGTGCCATGAGGAAGCCCTCCGCTAAGCGCCAACGCCGTCCTGCTGCCGGGCAGGGGTCGGCTGTGGCGGTGGCGCCTGACCAAGTCCTTCGAGCGGCATGCGCCCAGCCGCCATGGTGAGCTGTTCGCCGCCAGGAAGCGGCGGCAGGTTGAGGAACTGAGCCCGCATCTCGTTCGGCGTGGCGATGCCGCTGTTGACCAGCGTCTGCATCATGATCGCCCGCTTCTCACTATCGAGACGCAGCAGGCTTTCGACGTTGAACTGGGCGTAATAAACGATGCGCTGCACCGGGGTCATCACTGAACGCGCGACTTCCTGCTCGATCGCGCTCAGCCACGGTCGCAGCGAGTAGGCCAGGAACCACAGATTGATCTGCTCGAGCCCGGTGCCCCATGCCGTGGTCTTGTCCATGTAGCCGACCATCGACGGCGGCACGCCGAACCAACGGCAGATTTCCTCGACCGAGAAGGAGCGGGTCGCCAGCAGCTCCGCGTCCTCTGGTTTCATGGTGATCTGATCGATGCTCCAGCCGCCTTCGAGGATCGGCACCCTGCCGCTGTTGAGCGAACCGGAGAATTTCTCCATCCAACTGTCATTGAAGCGCGCACGCTGCGCGTCTTGCAAGTAAGTCGGCGCCTTCATGACCATCGAAGGTCGCATGCCGTTGCGGAAGAAACTGGCCGCCGACTTCTCAGCCGCAATCGCAATACCCAGGGTTTCGCGCGCCTGCGAGATCGGCGAGATGCCCACCAGGCCGTCGATCGTGAAGCCCTTGACGTGGAAGATCTGATCCTCGGTGAAGTCCTGGCGAACGTTCATCCAGGTGTAGCGATAGAGCAGCGACCCATCCGGCTCGCGCGTGACGGTCAATCGGTTCGGTATCAGCGGGATCAGGGAAATCACCGAACCGTCCTGGCGCTTCTCCATCAGCGCATAGGCATTCCCCCACAGTTGCAGGGACGCGACCATGGCGGTCCAGAAGGTGATCGCCGTCATGTCGGCGTTTGGCTGGTCGCGCAGCAGGAACGACATCGGAAGGTCGGGCACCAGTTGGCCGCGGCCATCCGGCATCTTCTGGAACACCTCGAGCGGCAGGGTGGCGATGGTGGTCGCCAGCAGCCGCACGCAGGCCCACACGGTCTGGATGCGCAGCGACGTCTCGACGGTGACCAGCTCGCCGGCATAGGTCTCGCCGCCGCCGTAGTATTGGTAGAGCCGCGGATCGAGCAGGCCCATAAGGTGGGCGATCGTCGAGACCGCCTTGAGACGCAGCCAACGGCGCATGGGCTACATCTCCGTTGATGGGGTGTCGCGTCCGATAGGATCAGACCGCACTGATCCAACCCGTCGGTTCCTGGCTCCAGATCGGACGCGCGACGCGCCCCACAGCTACCCTCGCCAGTCGAGGGGCGGACGGAACTCGGCTACCGTTCCGCATGGTCAGATTTTTGAGGACGAAGCACGTCACGCCCGAGGACCAAAGCCTTACGCCGAGCCAAACCCACCATTGATTGCCGACGGCACCCTAGCAGTCGCGCGCAGCATCCAGCGCTGCTTGGAGTGCGTCTCGATCCGGAGCGCCAGGAAGTTAACCAGACCCTGCTTGTTCTGTCCGACGGCCAACTGCAACGTCGAGGTCAGCGCCGAGATGATCGTCTCGGTGTCCTTGAACAGCGCCACTACCATATCCGCTGGCGACGGGACCTCATCGGTGGTCTCGACCAGCGATAGCTGCTGGAAGCTGTCCATCGAAGACGGTGAGGGTGTGTCGAGCTGGCGGATCTGCTCGGCGATGTCGTCAACCGATTCCCACGCATCCTCGTAGATTTTCTCGAACAGCTTGTGGAGCTCGGGGAACAACGGTCCCTCGACGTTCCAGTGAAAGCCGTGCGCCTTGAGATAGAGCGAGAACGCCGTGCCCAGCAGCACCTTCATCGCGGCGACCAGCTTGTCCATTACTCCGCCCTTGAGCTACAAAGGGTTCAAGCCCGCCCGGCGGCGTCGTAGTCGGGACTCGAATATGAGCTGATCTGCCATGTGCGTCCCCGTTAGAAGAAACCCCGCCCGGCCTACCAACCGGGCGAGGTCGAGTTGCGCGCATCGGAGGAATGGAGATCGATGCGCGAGAGGGATCAGAGAACGGGATTGGACAGGAACCCTTCGAGCCCGGCCTGGTCGTCCGACATTGAGCGGCCGATCGCCATGATCAGAGCGGTAGCCCCATCGATGCGGCCGATCGAAACCTTCTTGGTCGGCATCTGGTTCTCGTTCTTGTCGGTCTGCACCCGCATGTTCAGCGCCATCCAGCGCAGCACCGGATTGCCGCCATGGTCGAGCTTGTTCGCCAGCAACCACGCCAGCAGCTCCTTCGTCGGCGCCGTGTAGGACCGGATGCCTTGGACGAACTCGTTCATCGGCACGCCGGAATTCCTCAAGTTTACAGCGAGCTGCGTCGCGTTCCACGGGTCGTAGGCGATGGAGACGATGTCGTAGATACGGGCGTCCTCGAGGACCGCGTTCTCAATCTCCGCGTGGTCGATGATGTTGCCCGCGGTCGGCTCGATCAGTCCCTCATCGATCCAGCGCCGATATTGCACCTGGTCGCGATCCGACTTCTGCTCGACGGTATCCCCGGGCATCCAGAACCGCGCCACCACCTTCCATCGATCGCCATTCTCTGCCGGGGCAAACAGCTTCACCCAGGCGGACAAGTCTATCTTCGACGACAGGTCGAGGCCTCCGAAGCAGCGCCGCCCGGCGAGGCTGGCGGGGTCGAACGGTCCGAGCGAGTTGCCGTCCCAGACCGGGCCGGTGATGAGCTGCGACGCCGTCGGGGTGCGCAGGTTGAGCCTAAGCCGTTTGAACTCAAGTTGCCGAGCCGGATTGTTCTTCGCGGCCCGGCACTGCCGCGTCAGGTCACCTACCTTGACCGAAATGCCGAGGTTCGGGTTCGCCTTGATCCAAACCTTCGGGTCATCCCAACGGTCGCCGGGGTCGAGGGTCGCGATGTAGACGAACCATTCGTCGTCCACGTAGTTGCCCGAGACAACATTCTCGGCATAGGCGTGTTCCTGCGCATACACGCTCTCAGGATTGTCGTCGCCCGCAGTCGTAATGATCCACAGCAGCGGCTGGCGGCGCGAGCCCATCGCGGTGTCCAGCACGTCCAGCACGGCCCGGTTCTTATGCTTGTGCAGCTCATCGATGATGATGGCATGCGGGTTGAGGCCATCCAGCGTGCGGTCGTCGGATGATAGAGGCTGGAAGCTCGACATCGTTCGATCCACAGCGAGAGACGCGCGGTAAACCGAGACGACCTTCTGCAGGTCCTCCGACCGCATCACCATGCGGCGCGCCTCATCGAAGACGATGCGAGCCTGATCCTTTTTCGTTGCTGCGCTGAAAATATCGGCGCCGGGCTCGAAGTCGGCCACCAGGCATTGCAGCGCAACCGTTGCGGCCTCCGTCGAGTTGTGTGTCGGCACCATCGCCTCGCCCGCGAGATACATGCCGCCCTCGACGGTGATGCACTTGCCGATATGCTCGCCTATCGGGTCGCAAGAGACAATCATCCGCGTGCGCGATCGCCCCGGCGACCCACTCCGCAACCGATCCCGCTTTCGCGGAATGCGAAGGGGCAATTCGGCCGCTGTAGGCCAGAACTGCATCCGGTAGCGCGGCCCTTTGTCCTGGCCGCCAATGGTTGCGCGATCTTCGACAACAGTCGGTTTGAAGCCAAGCGTGCGTGCCAACTCTACCGCGCCATCAAACAGCTTGCGATTGGTCACCACGAACTCGCATTGCCCGCGCGCCGTCACGTGGCCATCAGTGTCAACGAGCCCCGCGAGCAACTCGCGCCGTTGCCTGATAGATGCACGCAAGTAAATAAGCGGGATCGCTTTGTCGCCAAGCACGCCAAGCTGGCGCAAGCGACCAGTGAAGCCAACCCGCATAACCGGCGTTCCGGTCGCGAACAGCCCGAGATTGATAGAGTCGGCCATGGTGTAGAGCCGCGCTATATTCCCGTCAGTCTGCGCCGCTCTCGCCTGGATCGGGATCCCGTCTGCTTCAATCGCAGCGACGACTTCCGAATCGGCGCTGGTGATAGCAGCAGACAATGAGTGCCCATCGCCAAGCCAAGCGCCGAATGTGTAAGGCGGTAACGGCAAGCTGACATCCGGCCCGGGATCGAGCGGCAGCGCTACCGGGATCGAATGCACGAGGTCGTTCCGAGCACCATGCGTGAGCGTTGCTGCTATCTGTTGTGTCTCGACTTCCGGCAACGGCTTACGAGAGCCGTGTGGGCGCCCAGTGCGGACGGTCCGGTCCGTTCGCCACTCGTGGCGATCATGTGCCACGACGCTAGTGCCATCGGAAAAGACTACGCGCCGACAAGGCCCGACATAATGCTCGGTCTCAGCGAGCACCCTGATCGTTCGGCCAAACGGGTCAAAGACAAGATCGCCGGCGTGTAGGTCGCCGTGCGCCTTCCACCCGCTCGGAGTTGGAACCGGCGTATCATCTGCGAGCATCTTGCCGTTCTTCCGAGAAACCTCTTCGTAGACGATCCGGAAGCGCCGCAGCCCATCCTTGCGCAGCCAGCCGAAGACGCTGCCCCTGATGAACGCCTGCCATGATGCCAGCCGGAATCTCTGGCCGGCCCACTCGCCCTTCGAGTGACGGCAATACTCGGCGAACTCGACGGCGTGCTTCGCGATGTCAGGCCGCCAAACCAGTCCCTTGCGGTCCGCCTGTGCGAGGTCGCGGAAGTGCCGTTCGCAGGCCAGCCGCACCAAGCCGCCGGCGACGACCTTCCCCTTCAGAACGTCCCAGGCATAGCCCGAGGTCGGATCAGTTGATGGCCGCCGGTCTGGGAGCGCCCGCGAGATAGTCCTCGAGGCTCCGCTGCGGCGCATCCTTCTCGCGGCCATACGTTGTACCCAGGGTATCGGCGACAGGGCCGGTGCCCTGGATCCGCGGCCGAGAAACCGGCGTGAAGCCGAGCTCGCCTGCCGCCCGCAGCATGATGATGGCCTGGCGGTTGATGATGCCGATCAAGGGCGATGTCGTGACCTGCGTCCCCTGGCGGAACAGCATGCTCGGTCGGGCGTTCTGCTCGCGCGTCGCCCTGCGGTGCAGGCAGTGAGCGACGACCCATGCTTCGAGCGCTGAGCCATCGATCCGCTTCAGCAGGCCGGGCGGCGAATTCCGCACCGCGTATTCCCAGGCCGCGCGCTGCTCCTCGTTGAAGTGCGGCGGGCATTCGGTCGGATTGTCCGTCAGGTCACCCACAGGGATCGGCTCGGCCGGATTGACCGGCTGATCCGAGCCGTGCAGCCGTTTCAGTATCGCCGGCTTTGGTCTTTGTCCGCTAGTGCGCAACGGGTCACCTCCAGGCCAAGCCCTTCTCTCTGTGCCGCTTGTTATCGCAGCGCGTGCAGAGCAGCCGCAGGTTCGACGGATCGTCCATGCCGCCCAGTTCGCGCGGTATGACGTGGTCAGCCCGCCAGGAGTTCGGTCGCCCGCACTGAGCACAGATGCCCCGATCCCTGCGCCGCACGAACTCGCGGAGCTGCTTCCAGAACGTCGAGCCATAGAACGGATCGGTGGGTTTCGGAGGCGCAGGACGCCATCCAGGCGGACGATGCTTCGGGGGCGCGTATGGCATATCCAGCCCCTTCTAGGCGCCCGAGACGCAAAGTCTGGATCGTGACTATTTAATGGGCAAACCGGTTCCCGGTTGTCAAGCCTGCTGAACGGGCGATGACACGACGGCAATCGGCTGAACCACGTTGATCGCCTGGTCGCCTTCGCCGATGTCCTCCTGCCAGACCGCGCAGGCTGACAGGCCGCCCGTGAAACCGAGCTCCGCCGCGACCATCCATACCGCCTCGGGCGTGGGGGTTCGGCCATGACGCGCCGATGACATACTCAGGTGCCGACACGTGCCTGCGGGTTGGCCAGTTTCGATGCTGTAGGTGACCGCGAAAGCTGTTGGTATCAGGATGGTGTAGGCTTTCATGCGCTCATGATGAGCGGTGAGCCCCTGTGGCGATTTCACCTGCTCGAGCACCGCACGCACATCGATCGGTTCGGCGGCGGCTTTTTCCCGCAGTCGCGCCAGTTCAGACTTCTGCGACTGGCCGATGATAAGCGGCGAAGCAGACATTCTCTCGCTCAGTCCACCTCCTCCGGCTCCTTGGCAGCGACCTGACGCCCGTGCTTGGCGGCACTGATCGTAGGATCGAGAAACCAGCCCGCCGGCTTCGGATTAGCAGCCAGCGTCTGCGCCAGCATCTCCAGCCAGACGGCCACGCTGTTCGGCATGAGGCTCTTGCCCTTCACCCAGTTCGAAGCTTTCTGGCTCGACACACCGAGTCGGCGCACCAATTCGTCTTTCGACCATCCGATGACGTCGAGCTGCCACAGCAGCCGTGACTGCGAGATAGGCAGAGTGAAGCCCCCAGGGGGTGGACCGGGCGGTTCGAACATTACTTGCTCCGTGTGCTGATTTGCGCCCGGCGACTATGGATGGTGATCGTAGTCTGCGGCAAGCCGAGCGTGTTCACGATCGGCGACCAGTTGCTTGAAATACCCCACCGCCCCGCGGGCCCACGCCGCTTCCATACTGTCTCTCGGCATGCGGTCGATTGCATCCTCAATCCATGCCGCTGCCTCGGTCATGCCAGCAGCCCAGCCCCGATCGAATTCGGTCATGGTCATCCCCCATTTTGCCAATAGTCCCCGGTTTCGCCATGCCCCGGCGTACGGGAAACGG